ATGATTGTTTTCTGCCTGTACCACTATCGCTTTCAGCGTTTGACTCTGCAAAAGAATACATTTTTAAAGTAGCTTCTGAACGTGGAGCAATGCCATCATTATCATATAATGTGTCTTGAATATCTGCAACGGCTTTTGTACCTATTGCGGTAAATCCATCTATTACAGCTTTATCTGCATTTTCAACGCTGAAATTTGCTATAAAATACCTTTCGCCTAACTTAATCCATTGATCAGATTTGTTTTTAACGGTATTAGAGAAAAAAGGGCGTGGAGGACAATTAAGAGTCGAGTTAGGAGGTATGTTCAAGCCGTGATATCTTAAGAAAACGCTTTGTTTTGGTGTTACTGTCTGCACCCAACCATTTTCAAGAATATTTGCAACATCGCTAACTTTTGTGCCGTTGGTATATTGAGCATCTGCAAGAATACCGATTTTGACAGAACGCTTTGACACTTTTTCCAGCTTTGTTAAAGCGTTTTGAATTTTACTTAAATCTAATCTTACAGTTGCCATTTTATTTTATCCATAAGGGTGATAATTATAAGAATGATATAATCTGCCACCCTTTGTATATGACTGGAAAAGCATATAGAATATTGAGCCACATTGCGTTTGAGACCAGAAGTCTTTTGTAAAATTTCCACCTTTTAGCAGGTCGAAAGATGTAGATACTGAACCTTGAGAAGCGCTTGCAATTCTGCCATTATAGTCTTGATTTTCTAAAGTGATTAAATGACACATGGCATAAAAGAATAAACGCTCTCTATCAAGGATATTCTTATCTTTGTTGTAAGGGATAACAGAATTATTTTTATTTCCAAACATCTGACAAACAACATCAAATTTTTCAGATAAATATTCATCTGATATTTTGCCTTTAACATATAAGTCATTGATATTGTTAAATAAAGTTAAAAATTTACTTTGATTAAATTCCAAAATCATTTGTTATCCCTTTGATTTTATTTAGTTTTCCTCAACTTTTGTTTTCTTGAGGTCAACGGGAGCAAGACCAGTCTTGATATTCTTGATTTCACTTTCGTAATTGTGAGCCTCAGCCATACCACCCTCGATTTCAAAAACGCAAGGTGGGAAGCCGTTGAAAGGCTTAAACATCTGCTCCTTGCCGTGAATTTTTAGAATGTTATCCCAATCAGTACGGCTTAAACGCTGATATTTTGCTCTGCCATCAGGAGATAAGACGCCCTCTCTTTTACCTCTTAGTTCATCATCAAGACCAACAAGATACACCTCTTTTACACCGCCATTACTGTCTGGAATATCACTAAACTTGTGACCGTGTCGAAGTGCAACCGCAATAATAACATCATCGCTCTTAATTTCGGTCTTGTTGATTTCTGCATCTGAACTGCCGACAACATCAGCTAACGCATTTAAATCATTGATTTTCTTTGGTCTACCCATTTTTTAAAACCTCTTTTATTTTAATTTCATATACACAAAAGGTGCTAAGATTTTTAATTTTCTTAACACCTTGAATTATAGCATTTTAATCGCAAATTAGTAAAATTAAATACCTAACATGGTTGCGATCAAAGATGGACGTTTAACAACTGCGCCCCAAGTTGTTGAAATTGCCTTTTGCTCATAAGATGAGGTCTTAGCAACTAAACGACCTAAGCGATACTTATCAGAATAGCAACAATCAACAGTTGATACACCCATTAACTCAGGAACTTCTAAGAGTACACGCTCGCCTGCAGATGTTGATAACTCAGGTAATGCGATAATCTCAATATTTGGGAAGTTATCTTTAATCATCTTAGATGCAGTTAAGCCAAATGAATTTGGAGCATTTAAATAAGGTAACATCTTATTAGATAATGCTAAAATCATAGGAGTATTAGCATCAATATTGCCGCCATTCTTTGAACATAACTCAGTCCAAAGAGCGTTAATATCGTTATAAGCGATATTTGCAAAGGTTGATGGCTGACTTGACATCTTATCTGTCCAAGTTGTAATACCTGTCTGACCAGATGGAGCAATGTTAATAGGTGAGATAGTGGCATTTAGGTTAGGATCGTTTAATAAGCCATAAATCTTTTTACCCTGTACGCCGTACAAATAGAAGCGGTTGCTCTCTTGTGCGATGATTTCGGCTGATGCTCTCTGTTTTGCATTGATTAAGCCGATTTTAGCAGATGATGCTTTTTCAGCCTCTAAATCGCCAAAGGTTAAAGTGGTCTGGAAGCGTAATTGCTCTCTTACAGGGAACTCATAATTTACATCAGTAGTAACACCATTTTGATAATCATTGTATGGAGTTACATCGCCAGCATATTCCTCAACTGGGAACTGCATATAATCATCAGTCCATACACCAGTCTTTACTTCACGACCTAATTTAGTTGCATTTCTTGCGCTTAATAAAATAGGCACAATCTCAGGTGATAAATAAGAAAATGCAGAAATAGGATAACCAATAGAATTTCTATCAGCTAACATTCTTGCAGTTCTTTCTTTGTTTAATCTTACGCTATCGCCCACAGAGTCAAAAGCCATAAAGCCTTTAGGTGAAATGAAACCTAACTCTTTTGCCTTATCATTGAATGACATAATTATTATTTCCTCTCAAATTAAAACTTTTCAATAACAATAACATCGCCATTGTTAGCAGATGTCTTGCCGTCTGGGATTACAACCTTGAAGCCAGTATCAATTAAGCCTTCTGAGGTCTGTGAAGCAAAGGTAATAGCACCAGTGTCACCATTAACGAGCACTAACATACCTGCTGATACGGTAGCGTTTGCAGTTACATAGAATTGACCTTTTAAAGCTACTGCAACAGGAAAACCAGATGGATACACATCGGTAGCCTCAACGGTTGGAGCGATTGAAGCATCAACTACACGCTCAACGAAACCAACTAAAGCTGAACCAGTAGCAGATACAACACCAAATTGCTCGCCATTGCCAGTTGCTGAACCCTTGAAAGCAAAAGCGCCAGCCTTTACAGTACCATCGCTTAAATAATTCTCACAAGTGTAAATATTCTGGTCGGTGGTTACTCTCTGACCGTCGAAACCTTTTTTAACAACTAAATTAACACTTTTCTGCATTTTTAAACCCCTTATAAAACTGAAACTCTGTTAAATAACTTATCTAAAGCTGTATGCTTTTCAGCTCTCTTGATATTACAATCTTTAGACTTTACCTTAACAGCTGAAACGGCACGGAATACGGCACGGCACTCACTATCCTTAAGGCTCTTAACATTAACGCCCATTTTAGCAAGTGCATCACGATAAATCTTGGCTGCACTATCGTACTTCATAGCATTAACATCGCCTAAGACGTGACGTACTTCACGACTTGCATTAAATCTGCGTTCAATGTCTGCTTTAACAATCTTTGCAACCTTTAAAGCGGTATCGGTAGCTTTCTGCTCTTCTGTTTCCTTCTGCTCTTCGGTAGCATCTTCATCAGTAGTATCTTCATCAGTAGCATCTTCATCAGTAGCATCTTCATCAGTTGCTTCGGTTTCTGACTTTTTGCCAAAATGATTACCAACGATAAAAGCTTTTACAATCTCCTCATTCTCAGCATCAAGACCTGCCTTCTCAAGCTCAGCCTTAACTTCCTCAATGATTAAATCGTCATCGTCTGACTGCTCAGTTTGATCTTCGTCTGAGGTTTCCTGCTCTTGCTCTTCTGCATCTTCAGTGTCTGGCTCTTCAGTTTCAACCTCTTCAGTCTCAACCTCAACCTCGTCATCATCTTCACAAGCATCTGAAGTAAGTTCATCAATCTTTGCTTTGATTTCCTCTTCAGTTGCCCCCGCCTTTACAAGCTCGTTAATAAGCTGTAATAACTTTTCTTTATCCATCTTTTTTACCTCTGTTTTTTGTGAATTAAGAATAATATCTTTACTGTCTGAAACCTTTACATCTGCTCCTGCCCTGCCACACTCAACTAATGCAACGTGCTGAATTTTGATGTTTCTTTGCACAAAGTCATAAGGCACGCCTTCAAATTCTCCTGGTTCCTTATGAATTTCACAATCATAACCGATTGATAGCTCGCACTTTTCGCCACTCTCAATTAAGTCAATAGCTTTTTGATTGAAGAAGTGTAATGAATTTGATAGATAAGGAAACTCAAAAACGGCATCTGTACCAGTAGCACCAATTCTAGTGTATTGTGCTGGCTTTTCTGCAGTATCATCGTGGTGTTCAAGTTGTAACGGCACGCCATTAAGTGATTGAATTGTTTCAGCTTTATTTAGTTCTTCTTCTGGTCTAAATACATTATATACTTTATCTGGAATTAAATCATTAGAGATTTCGCTACCTAAATACTGAGCAATTTGCACCTTAGTGCAATGACAGTTTTTTACATGTAAAAAGCCGTTTGCATCTTTTTCACGATTTGAATTTTTGGCATCAAAAATTAGATTGAATTTCATCTCATAACCTTTTGATTTTTATTATCTATTTTGAATATTAAAAAATTAAAAATATAAGTCAAACATTTTTTTAAATATTTTCGCATTTTTAATCATAAATTAAACGGTAAACGCAACGACAATAAGGTAATTCTGCTGGCTTAACATATTTTTGCACGTCTTCATCAAAAAGCCCCTCATCAATATTAAAGACTTTTCCATCAAATGCCTTATGAGTTTTACGGCTTGAGTATTGACCTGCAATGTGCTTCCATATCGCCTTTGTTATCCCTAAAGATTTTGCATTTAGTCTTGTAATTTCTGAATTTATTTTACAAGTTTGATCTAGCACGTAATTATTAATTTGTCTTTCTGTACTGCCCTGCATTAGCTTAACATTTTCTTGAATATGTGAAAACACATTGCCAGTTTCTAAACCCTCAGCAAGAATATTTTTAATATTGTCTGCCGTTGTCATATTCATTTGGACAAAATCAAATATTTTTTCAGTTTTAAATTCTTGAATAAATTTCTTAGCTTCTGGCGAAATAAAAGGACTTGAAACAGTCGGAAGTTGTCCACTTTCTTTTAAATTTTCCTTTGAAAAGCCAGCTTGTAACAATGCTTGTTTATTAGCAGTAGCAGTTGATTTCACAACCTTTTCAAGCTCTTTGTTTAATATCTTTTCGCTTGCATTTTCTAGGAGCTTTGTCCATTTTGCTGAATTTTTAGAAATATATTCAGACAAAAAACCAACAAGATTTTGATTTTTTCTAAAAGCTGATAAACCTCTATTTTTTAATGCTGTCATTACTCTTTTTTGTGCTGGGGTTAAAAAGCTATCTGACACAGACAAATATTGAGATTTTTCAAGCTCCTGCATCATAGAAAATAAAACAAAATTTCCAAAGTCTTTATTTAATTTTATGAGCTTGTTTCTTAAGCTCATTCTTGCACCTGCATTTGGTTCTATTGCTCTAATGGTCTTTAGCTTCTGCATTTTCTTCATTTACTCCACTAAAAAGCTCTGAATAATCTGTTTCGTCAATGTCGCCTTCAAGTTTTGAAAAATCAAGCGTATCATCAGCTTTAATAATTTCTCTAACCTCATTTGCAGTCATAACCTGTCTATCAAGCATAGAGCCTAAAGCATTGACTTTATTGACAAAATTAGTAATTTTAACGCCTTCATCCTCATCATTGAGATTTAAAAAATCAAAATTAACGCTTTCATCAATATAACCAAACTCAGCTAACTGAATACAGTTAATACATTCGTTAATTACATCTCTGTATAACTCTTGCTTTGAGGAAATATAATCATAATAATTCTTTACGTCACTTTCGCCAGTAGCGTTAAATCCTGAAGGTGAAATGCCTAACAGCTTAACTGCTGGTGTTCTGTTAATGCAAGCGATTAGTTCTAATGATTGTCTTACAATATCAGTACAACCAGTAATTGTTGACTGAATATTATTTACATCTTCACTTTCTTTATCACAAACATAAACGCTGTCATTATTTCTGTACTTTTCAAGTACTTTCATTCTTACATCAAAATCTTGCAAGCCGTTTTCGCTTTCAAAAACTGCGTCAATATCAGTTTTGACAACTAATAAAGCCATTTTGCTTAATAATCTTTGTGTCGCAGTTCTGCACTCGTTAAAGTGTAATACATAGTCCCATAAGATTTGAGCTTGAGGAATACCTAAGAAGTTATATGCTGGTTTTAATAATAATGGTGGCTCATTTTCTGAACATACAAGTAAACGACTTGCATCTATTGTGATGCCGTTTACAACCCATTTATTTGGCTTGTAATAATCATCTGCCAAAGGGTTAAAGCAGTTATATTTGAATGGTGTTGAAATTGATGGGTCAATAATCTTGAATTTTAGATTAGCGTTCTGTGTTAATTCTGCTGTCTTATTACTGATATTTAATGGCTCATCTGGATCATTTTGAAAACCAGTATCAATATAAATTAAACAACCTCCAAGATAACCAGTCTTTAATACTGCATTATGGATAACTTCTTTTAATTTATATTTTTTGTCAATTAAATTCTGTAATTTTAAAGATTTATCGGCATCATCGCAGTTAATAGTTATCCATTTTCTTGTAATATCATCGGCAACAGTTGATACGCAAGCTCTAATCATTCCATTTTGTGAAATTTGCTGTAAAGCTCCATAGCCGATAAAAGATGTAATAGGATATTGACCAAGCTCAAGACTATGCTCAGTCAAAGTATTAAAAAGACTTTCAAAGCCTCCTGCATTGTCAAAATCTTCATTACATTGTGCGATATGGTCTGCGTTTCTAACCGACGTAAAAGGAATTGAAAAATTCTTTTTTACATTCTCTAAACTATCAAAATTCTTGCAATCTCTTTCAGTTAAAAACATCTCAACATCTTCATAATTTATTTTATTCTTCTTTTCTGTCATCGTAATAAACCTCTTAGCAAATACATCTTGTTGCTTTCTGACATTTGAACACGCTTTTTCATTCTGAAATAATTAAGAGCTTGTGTCATGCTGTCAACTGTATCATCGTGTGCACCTGCAGGAAATTGTAGCATTTCTTCTTCTAAATCTTTTGTAAAATTTTGATTTTTAGGAAAAAATATATTACCTGCTTCTAAATATGGAGTTATAGCATAAGCTCTTTCTTGTTTACTTTCTTTAGGCGTAATAGGAATAATGCCACTTATATACTTTTTAAGAGTTGATATAATAGCTGTGCCATTTGCCTTATCCTCAACTAACCAGCAGTTGCAATTTTTATGCTTGTTAGCAAAATTTATAAACACTTTTAAGGTCTTAACAAAATCCATTCTATCTCTGACCATATCAAGTAAATAAAACTCTGACCCTTTCCTACCCCACAATTGACCAACGACAAAATCGCTTGTTTTATTCTCTTTAAAAGTCATATCCCAAGAGCCTACAACTTGATCAAATCTCTTAGGCTCTGATGTTTCATCATAATATCTTAGTTTTGAAGTTTCAAAAATAGCTCCACCCTCAGGGACAGGCTTTTGCTGATATAGTGATAACCAATCAGCCGTTGACAGTGTAGATTTAATTTCGTTTAAAATTTCAAGGCTAAATCTTTCAGGGTGTAGAGCTTCACCTTGCTTTCTATGAGGTTCGTCATGCTCTGCAATAGCAGGATATGAAATAACATGAAAAGGCTTTTGATTTTTATCACTTAAAACTTTACCTATCAAGTCATCAAGATGCCAGCGTGTACACATCATAATTACACCACCGATAGGGCTTAATCTTGTGTAAGCAGTTGAGGAATACCAATCATAGATTTTCTTTCTGACTGTTTCAGAATTTGCTTCTTGCCTGTTTTTAATCGGGTCATCAATAATTAAGATATCGCAACCTTTACCAGTAATACTACCACCTACGCCAGCTGAACAGTAAACACCTTTATGATCAACTATCTCGAAAAAATCTGATGTCCTTTTATAATTTTTGTCTTTTTTATCTGATAATTTGGTATCTGGGAAAATTTTCTTGTATTCATCACTATCAATAATTCTTTGTACATCTCGGCTAAAATCTTCAGCTAGTGAAGCAGAATAAGAAACACTAATTATTGATAAATCTGGATATTTACCAAGAAAATAAGCAGGAAAACGCCTTGAAACTATTTCAGATTTTCCAGAGCGTGGAGGCATAGTAATAATTAAGCGTGGTCTTTTGCCATCAATTAAATCTTTTAAAAAAAGATCTAAGGTTTCGCAAATCTCTTGATGTACCCAGCCGATTTTATAATCTTTGTAAGTAACTGAAATAAAAGACAATAAATTATTGCGTGCTTCTCTGATTTTTAACTCATTCTCGGCACGTCTTATAATTTCAGCTTTTACTTCTTCAAGTGTCATTTATGATGTTTTCTTATTCTTTGAATTTTCAACAATCTCAAAAAGTTCTGCATCTGATAACTGCTGTACATTTCTTTCAGTATCAATCTTAATAGTTGTTTCTTGATTTTCCTTCCAACCGTTGCACTTCAAAAAGAAAATCATAGCAGTGTTATCGCCTTTTTTGGCTTTCTCAAAAAGGGCATTTGCAATAATTCCAATGCCCTGTGCTTTACCTTCTCTATAAGCCTGTTCTATCTCTTTATTTTCTCGTTGACGTCTTAAAAATGTACGACTTGAAAAACCTAAAGACAAAGCTATCTGTTCTTTTGTTAAACCTCTACTTGCTAAACCCTTAATTTTTTCAATATCAATTTTTATTTTTTCCATTTTTTAACCTTCTAGCAAAATTTTTTCTATTTTTTCAAGGTTTTTAATTTGTTCTTGCTCAATAACTTTTTTCCAAGAATTTTGCTCTTTTAAATCTTCCTCATAATTTCTATTATTTAAATCATCTAAATTATCTATAACAAATTTTTGATAATTTAAATTTTTAATTTCGCTTTTTTGTAAAGTATTTAAGCAAGATTTGTCAAACAAAATTATAGTATCATTTGATAATGCTTCATAAAATCTGTCTGCTAAATGATTATAAGTTGTATGTGTAAATTCATCTTCAATATACAAGCTATATTTGAATAATCCTAAAGTGTCTTTATTTTTACTCCAAACAAATTTTTGACATGGTTTAAATTTACAGCCTATACTTTTAAACTTTTTAAAATTTTTAGGAGATGTACTTAAAATAAAATCATCATTATTAAAATATTTTTTAAAATATTTTGCTCTATTTTCTCTAAAAGTACCATAATAGCAGATATTAAAACGCTTCTTCTGTGGCTGTTTTTGCTTAAA